ATCTTGATCGTCTGTGATCCGCCGGTCAGGTCGGATGCGTTGATCTGGTCGGACTTGGCTTCAAGCGATGCTGCAAAATCGTTCATGTGTAGTCCCCTTCTGTCATCATGTCAGCCTCAGCTGTGCGCTCGGTTGGATAGGCGCGCGTATCAGCGTGTGCGAGTGTGTCGGTGTACGCTTCAAGGCGGCTCTGGATGCTTTCCTCAAACGCCGTTGCCGCGTTGATGATTGCGGTTTGAATAACGGGATCAGGCCAGACGCGCTTTACCCACATCGGCATTCCGCCAGAGTAGGATATGAAGTCGATCCACTTGCGCTCTGTAATCAGCAGCCCCGTTTGAAGCTGAAACATGTATTCATCTGGCACGCGATCGTTGCAGATTGTTTCCACTTGGAATTTCTGGCGTCTGCTCTTGCACTCGATAAGCCCGTCATCACCGACAAGCCCGTCCGGGCTGTAACCCATCGTAAAGCCGAATTTGTCGTTCGTGATAAACCCGCATTCCGTCACGGGATCGTTCGCCTCTTCATATTTCGCCCGCGCAAGAATCTCATCGTCATAGCCGCGCAACATATCGTCGCCAATGAAATGCGGCTCAACATACTTATTGATGCGCTGGGCAAGCAATTCGTAAACGTGCGCGCGGGTTTTTTCGTTGTTCGCTATCTTGAGCGTAGGTGCTAAAATTAATTTCACCTCGCTGGCAGTAAGCACGCCCATGCGCGCGGCCAGCCACTCATCAGTGCCTTGATCTAGGTCGGTGTGGTAGGTGATTGTCATGTCAGTCTCCATTATGCCTTGCGCGCGTCTCCCGCCCGCTGTAACGTGTCATTACAATGCACGTCATTACAGGATAGCGCAAGATGAAAAGAACAGATATTTTTCAAATCAGAGTAACGCCGGAAGAGCGCAAGGAAATGCACGACACATCATCGTCCGGCGGTTGGAAGTCAGTCGCGGATATGGTGCGCGATCTGGTTAAGGAGGCGACTTCGCTGCAATTAACAAAGCATCAGCCGGAGAACGCGCAACCCCAGCCCGGCCACCACGGCGAAGAACCGCAGCTATAAACTTCGTCTGCGCTGGACTTACGCGGCCTGTCTTGGTCTTTACCTCGACCGCCAGAAACGTGCCGTCCGAGCATAGGCCTATGATGTCGCTTGATCCGGTGCCTAAACCGTACCGGATTGGCCTGCCGTTATTATCTGGCAGGACCCCGACGTTATTCCGCCAAACAAGGCACCCCGCCTCACTCAGTGCGATCATAATTGCATTGGATATGTTGCTCTCTGCCGTCGCCATTATGTGGCATCCTCTAAGGGTGGGGGATCGGGTAGCGGCCTCCAGTGAGTTGCAAATGTTTCTCCTGATTGATTATCAACCGCCTTATTTGGCGGAATTAAATATCCATTCAGCATTCTGACTTTATACCATTTACCTTTAGGCGTTGCTATTAAGCATCTAACGCCACGCATTTCTTTCTCGATTAATTGCCAATCCATATCAATTATCCTTTGGTTTCAGTTTCAAAAAAGCCGTTCCCTTGTCGATCACAAGCACGCACCCGTCGCGCCTAACAAGCCGCGCATCGTCTGGCGTTAAACCGTGCCGCTTGATCCATGCGCGCGCGTCTGCTGTGGCTATGTCATCGGCGGGGCAGTGGGCATAGATTATCATGCGCGCTTAGCCTGCCGCGCGCGCCAGACGTGTTGCGCCCAACCAGGCTTATTGCCTTGACGCTTTCCCAACGCAATTAAATCCTCCAGCGTTTCCGCCTGCCCCTGTTCTTGCTTGCGTTCGCGCACCATTGCCACGCGGTCAATCTCTGCCAGTTCCCCGTCTATCTCCTCAATCTCGCGGCTAATAATCGGATACACGCGCCCGCAATTCGGACACTCTGGCGCTGGCCTGTGAACGTATCCGCAGCCGCCGCCAGCAATATCGCACTGCCTGACCGGTTCATCCTTTTCATCACTCGCCGCGCGCTTGCTTGCGCCGTCCAGTGACCATTCCCGCGCATCGTCGGGAAAACCGTTTTCACGCCAGTTGCCAACGTGATCCATTATTATTGCTGGATACGGCTTCATTCTTAACACTCGCCCCCAAACCTGCAACTGCATCGGCAGGCTCTTGCGCGGGCATAGGTCGGACATGCTTTCTACCGTCACGTCCATTCCAGCCGCCGCCGCAAGATCGAAACCAAACGTCAAAAGCGCCACCGACACCAGCACGGTAAACTCTCGCCGCGCAAAGCCCATTATAATCCTCTTGCGCTCATCATTGCCCATCGTGCCGTCGATCATCATAGCCGGAATGCCGCCCGCATTGAACGTGTCGCAGATGATCCCCGCGTGCTTGCGAGATGTTGCAAAAACCACGTTCAGTTTGCCCATCGCGGTTTCCCTATAAGTCTTGACCGCATCGCCTATGATTGCCCTATCCGCCTCCATAAACGACGATAGTTGAGACTGCACATATTCACCGTTGCGCGTATCAACCGCTGCAATGTTTGGCTGTTGCGGTGCGAAATAGCGGAAGTCTGACAGCCGCTTTAACCGGATAAGATCCGCCATGGGAAGACCTTCCTCCATGTGGTCATAGTGGTCTCCCATAGGTTTGCCGTTCGTCTTCAGAGGCGTTGCAGACAATCCGACACGCCACCCGCCGCCATTGTGCGACCAGTCAATAACGCGGTCCAGATCCGCGCCGCCATAGTGGCATTCATCGACGAAAAGTATCTTGGGCGCTGCGTATTTATCGAGCCGCCGGGATAGCGTTGGCGTCATGGCGATCTGTATTTTTGTCAGAGGGTTTGGCGTGTAGTCAGGGCTGATCACGCCAAACGGAATGTCCAGCGTTTGCATCGTCTGGATCGTCTGGGACATCAACTCTTTACGCGGCACTGTGAACACGCACGAGCTGCCCTTTGCATATGCGCCTGCGATCATATCAAGCGCCATGATGGTTTTTCCGCTGCCGGTGCAGCTCTGCATAAGAACCGCCTTGTGCTTGCTCATGGACTTGCGCACGCGCGCGACTAGATCGGATTGGTCGGGGTATAGGTTCACTCTATCGGCTCCCATTCTAAATATTTTTGAAACATATAATCCACCACCTGCGCCATCTTTTCAGACAGGTCTCCACTGGTGGCCTTTCTAAGCAATGCAACGTCTTGGTTTTCTAGCGTGTGGTATTGCTTAATCTCTCGAACCATGAGTCGGTATTCTTCGTCGTGCATCGCGCTGTATATCACGGCGCGAAATCCTCCATCTCAAACGGCAATTCCTCTTCGTAAGTGCCCTCGACATCGCCAAGTATCATCGCCATAGGAATAGCCGCGCATCGCAACCGCATAGACGGACCAAAGCGCGTTTTCTCCCTACTTTCCGCGCCGTCTAACTCTCCAAGCGCACGGCGATACGATCCGCCCCATGCGGTATCTCGCAACATATCGGAAACAGGCTTGCATGGTGAGGCGATCAACAGCCAATCACGTTCAGCCTTGATGCCGTTATCACCTAATGCCGCGACCGCAACGTCCTGATCAGCGCCGTTTGCGTTCAATGCGCGATCAATCAAGCGTGCAACACTTGCCTCCCGCGCCATCCCTCGATCATCGTGCCGAATGCGGGCGCTAAGAATAAACGCCAGCAGCTTTTCAGGGTCGCATTGGTCATTATCAGCCTGCGCCCAATTCCAGTCATGGCGGCCGCACCATTCCGCCGCCGCCTCGCGCGTGATCTCTTTTGTGCTGGTCAGGCTAAACGCCCCAGCTATCAGCGTGCCAAACTGATCCCCGAACCGCTTACTTCCCTCCTGCTCTGCCAAAACGTCCGAAAACGTCTCAATGTTTTTCAGGATCACAGGAAGATTGTGGAAGCAACGAGACAGCAATCGTTCCGCTGCCGTGTCTGTTATCACCTCCATCACGCGGCGTTCAATCTCTCTAAAATCATCACGGGCGTTTTCATCTCGGTTCACGGTCAGGTGCAGGATTGTATTTCGGTCCAAATCAGCGCCCTGCACAATTCGCGGGTTGATTGCGGCAAAGCAAAACGATGATCGAATTGGATAGACGCCATTAAAATTAGCCATGTTCGATCCGCTAGACGACTTTCGTGCCAACATGAAAACCTGCTCCATGTTTGCGCGGTCTTTTTTCGTCTCGCTTTCGCTTTCATCCATGATAATTGACCGCGCCGTGCTGCCAATATCCATGCGAATTTTAGGCTCCGTTGTACCGCCATCACGCGACAACGCCACCTTGCCCATAAGCGGCTTTATGATGCTTTCAATCGCCCAAGACTTGCCGCTACCCTTTTCGCCTGTCAGGACGATGTGAGACCTCCACCGCAAAGCCCCTGCTATCAATGCAGTGACGATCCATCCCGCAAGCATATAGCCACTGTGGCGGCCCTTCCACGATAGGCTAAGGCATATCTTTAGAATGTCGCTCGCTGCCTCGTTGCCCATTTGATCGTCTGTTACGCGGCCAATTTTTGGACCCATGACATAGACGTGCTTTGATTTGAAATCAGGCGGGGGGCAGTTAACATCCGTGTAGTAAATCCGATCACCAGCGTTAAAAACAGGCTTGCCATCATCCATCCACACACCCACGCCCCGCTCGGTCTCTGGGTCATAAATTCCTAGCATGTTGCAAGCCTCGATCAGCATTATAGAAGCGTTGCTGGCCATCTTTCTTTCGCTTGTTTCGCCCTCAAATTGAGTTTCCCACATAGATTTAGGGGCCATGGTCACAAGGTTTTGCATGTTTGCCAGCGCTGGGCCTGTAAAATCCATGATCTGCCCACATGCTCTCGGAAAGAAGTAGAACACCTTGCCAGATCGACCCAATGGACGGACGGCGCGCAAAATAGCGCTATTCTGAAATGGCGTGTCACCATCATCAATGGTCTCATCCATTCCGCCAGCCATTGCATCATAGTCAGGCTCCCAATTGTCGCCCATGTCTTCCGGTTCGGGTTCCCGCATCGCAGCTTCAAAACAGTCCCGCACAGCGCCTTCGCCTTCAGTGTGCCAGTAGTCCCACCAGTCTGTTCGCTTTGCCGCGTCATTGTCAGGTATAGGCGGTGCCAGAACCATCGCGCCACCTATTGCAACAGCGGCCTGCGCAGACTTATCCGCTCCCGTGTTTATGCATAGGCCAGCCGCGCGCCACTCCGCCCATCGCGGGTCATCTCCCGCCGGATTGTCAAAGCCGTCTGGACGCTTGCCCCCGGGTATCGTCCACTGATCACCGTCCGCCGCAATCACGATCTTCTTATCTGGATATTTTAACCGCATGGCCTTGGCGACAGGCTTTAGATTGCCCGCGTCAAACGCCACCACGACACTGCACCCAAGCGCCTTGGATATTGCGCCCATCGTTGCCAAGCCCTCACCGATCACAAGCAGATCGCCCGTGCCTTTGATCGCGTGATATGCCCCATCCTTGGCGCTCGACTTCAAAAACAGCTTGTCGCCGTCATCGTCGATGAATTGCAGCCCCACGATCTTGCCGCCGGACCACATAGGCACAACAGCAGACCCGCGCGACATGCGGCACCCCAGCGCCTCAGCGGTAAACCCCTTGCGATCTAAATAAGCGTTGGTCCCTGCCCGATCGGCCTTGCCCCAGATGTCCGCAGCCTTAATCGCCGCGGCATCTGATTCTTGTTTGCGCTCGCGTTCCTGCGTTGCCTTTGCGTCATCCGTTCGCTTACGCCAAGCCGCGCGTTCTTCATCGGTTGCCTTGCGTGAGGACTTCGTGTGCCACTTGTGCCAGACCTGATCTCGGAAATTCATGCACCCGCCAACGCCAAACCCGTCTGGATCAACGCGCAGGATGTAGCTGCCGTTCTGCGTCTTTGGCTTATCACCGGCAAGGCGAAAACGGTGCATCTTATCATCTGCAATGATTGCAGCCGATGAATCCGGCGCGCAGTCTGATGCGTGCATGTGGTCGATGAATGCTGTTGTTGGGTCGGTCAAGGTATTCTCCCGTAATTACATGAGTGCAGAACGTCATTACATTTTATGTTCTCTAATCGCTATGTAATGACAAGCATGAACCGATGTAAACCCCGTTTATGTCATTACCCAAGCCCCATTCCGGCCATAAATGCCCAAAAACCGCGTAACCATGGGCAGATCGTGGGCATTTTAACCCATTGAAATCATTGCGCTATTTAAGACATGCCCAAAACGATGTTTCCTTGTGGGCAGGTATTTGCCTTAAATATCAATTGCTTAGACGCAAATGCCCAAAAATGGGGGAAAAATGGATGGACATGCTATTATAGTGTAATGACGGACACACATATATTCACACGTAATGACACGAGATGTTTACGAGGTATGTATTATTCCTGAACATTTGGGCCACCCCCCTATTATTATTATTATTCTTTGAAAAAATGTATATATAAGAGGGGTTTAAGCGTACTTACAGGGTGGCCCATTGCCTGTCCTTTGCCCGTCCACGGGGATTTTGTTTTGGGCCACCCCGTAATGACGCTTGCACCATCGCAAATCTAATGCCAGCATTCAGGAGCGCGGCTAGGTTATGCAGACCAAACATCGGAACCTCCCCCGACCGCCGCGCGCATTTTTAGGGAGCAGTGATAGGAGATCACACAATGACAAATCAAGACACCCCCACAAAATGGGCAGACATGACGACGGAG